GTCCGCTTCTGAGTTCTTTATCTCTGAGTAGGTCCTCGGGAGAAAAGTTGTTGTAATCCATATAATAAAGTTTTTTTCTTTACTTATATACCAGAAAACAAAAAAAGAGACAAATTCTTGTCTCTTTTCCTGATTATTATTTAGAAAATTGTTATAGGAATAGATCTTCCCAGTAATCACATATCCATGAGGTGCTTATTGTGTAGATAGCAGGGTTCTCATAGTCTAACTGCATATCATTGATAGCAGTACTTAAAAAGCAAGAAGGTATTCTAATTCTTCTGAAAACGTCTCCTCTTTTATTGAATATTGATATCACCATCGATCCAACATAATCATTCTTAACACCCATCGCACCAGTTAGAGGATTGTAGATAAGATCCGACCACTGTCTAAGAATCTTATAAACGGTCATTGAATTAACGTCATTTAAGTTAACCTCAAATTCCATTGTTAATGTCATATCAGATGTTGTAGGCTCGCCTGCTGCATATCTTCTTGTAGCAAACTTATAGTTTTGTTCAACGTTTCCGTTTGCCAAGATATCAACAGCTAAACCTGTAATAGATTTAACCTGTTGGGTTAAAATTGGTTCTCCCTTAAATGTAATAGAAGAATCTACTATTCCAGCAGGAGGACTAATTAAGACCTCAAACTGGTTAAGATAAACTGGCTCGTAGTTGTTTATCGCTGCCTTTGAATTTGTATAATGTGGTAAACCTGCCATTTATATCTTTGTGTTTTTTATAGGAATAAATCTTCCCAGTAATCAACCGCCCAAACCATATCATCTATCTTATAGATATCGGTAGAGGTATAGTTAAGACTCATTTCATTGATTGCTTTTGTTGGATAACAGTCTCTACATACGATTCTTCTGAAAACGTCACCTTGTTTATTAAAGATTGAAACTACGATTGTTCCAGTATAATCATTCTTAACACCCATAGCACCGGTTAGGGGATTGTAGATTAAATCTGACCACTGTCTTAGAGTTCTAAAGACGTACATAGAATTGTCGTCATTTAAGTTGATGGTAAAGCTTAAGCTTAAATCCATGTATGTGTTATCTGGTTTAGCACCAGCATAGTTTCTTTTAGCGAACTTATACTTTTGTGTTACTAGACCGGGGTTCTTATCTAGTTCCATTCCGCCAACTTTTGTTACGTGTTGTAGTAGGATCTCTCCTCCTGCAACAGCAGCCGGTGGTATGATCGTAACCTCAAACTGGTTAAGATAAACCGGTTCGTACTTGTTTATCGCTGATAGTGAATTTTGATAATGTGATAATCCTGCCATATTCAGTTATATTTATCTTATGTCCTCAAAAGGCTCCAATTCGTCTTAAACGAATTGGATAAAGCCTCCTGCTGAAATACCTCCAGTTCTTGTAACTGTGATTCTGTTAATGAATTTCTGAATTCCTCTAGCAGGTTCTACGATAACATCGATAATACCCATGTTCATATCTATAATTGCCGGAGTGTTATTAGAAGCATCCATTACAGTCTGATAGTTGTAGATTCCTCCTCCAGCTCTTACACCGTCTAAGTAATTATCAACTAAAGTTTTAATTTCAAGTCTGATTGAATCGTCATTGAAGTCAAATAAGTAGTTAGCCAAGATTGTCTGTACATCAGTTTCTATACTGATTAATAGGTCTCTCACGTGAACTAAGTTGAATGCAGAGTTAACTTGTTGGTAAGCAGTTTGGTTACCGAAGATAACTACGCCTACTCCTCTTCTCTTGATGATCGGGTTAATACCAAATGGCTCAAGATTACCTCTGTCCTCGTCAGTAAAGTCATATTCAACACCTACGATGTTACCTCCCCCAGCGAGAATACCTCTTTTTTGACCTGCGATGATTGCATAAGGTTCGCCGTTAGCAAACTTTCTAACAAAGTTATTAGAAACCATAGCTGCTGGTGGGACGTTTATATTTCTATTAGATTCTCTAATGGTAATATAAGGTGCGTAGAATGCCGCAAACTTAGCTCCTAGCTCTTCCGTAGGTAAACTAAAGGTATATGATGGGTTCAGTGATAAGTTACCGCCTGAAGCAATATAAGCTGTGTTTAAGCTAGGATAAGGATTAGTAGCTGTTGGCGCATTAGTAAATCTAGGATCAGTGCTTGTTTGGAACTGAGCCATTGAAGGTGCGTTAATAAGTGCTAAAGCCTGCATTCTGAGTTTAGCCAATCTACTCAACTGATATTTAGAATCAGGTAAGATCTGACCAGAGAATGTATCTACGATGTATCTGAATGATATAACATCCTTAGAAGCTAATGTCTTAGCAATATTAGTGTCATACATAACATCAAGTATTTCAGATACTCTAGCGTCACTTCCGTTAGGCCTGTGTGATTCTTTCATAGTGAATCCAGAAAGATAAGAGAAGTCAAATGATCTAGTGTATTCTGCGATAGATTGGAATTTCTGAACTCTAAATCCACCTACCCCGTTAGAGTAGTAGAAAATAGGTCTTGCCGAAACTACTCTGTAAGTACCAGATGTAGGTGTTGAAGCAACTACAGTAATTTTGGCTAATCTATTTTGTCTGTTTCCTGTTACTGGTGTACAGATGTCAAGGTCAGTAGAAACTACCAAATCTCCAACCGAGAATGGTACGTTACCGTTAGAATCTTCAGTTACATAGAATGACGTTACATCAATTCTTGTGCAATCTACGAAACCATTAATAGATCCATTCTGAGAAATAATATCAAAATTACCCGCAGATACAGGAATACCTATATTGTCGGAAGCGTAGGTTGTACCAAATCCAGGAACGTTGTAGATAGTATTGGTAGCTAGTGAAACGTTGTTATGAGCTCTTGTATTAACATAGGTGAACTGATCCCTATCAACATATCCTTCGAAGCCTAAATACTTAACAGATGTTCCTGCTGAATCCTGCCATAGTACGTCGCCGTCTGCTATTTCTCCATATTTAGAATCTTGGAAAAGAGTTGATGCGTTGTAGCCTTGTAGTACGTCGGAAACTCCTAAAGGTGCTCCTGGTCCTGTTGCACCTCCCGGTGTAGGCGCACTCACTATGTCAACATAATCAGAGTTACCAAATTGGTAAGAATTTGAATATACCGGTGACAAAGAGAATACATTGTAGAATGGGGTTACCACTATACTCTGAGATCTGTAGAAAGCAGTATCTAAAGGATGTGTCCAGAATATTCTTAGTTGTCCTGAAACGTCTTTAGTTCCGGATACTTTAAGCTTAACTATATCATTTTCTGCAAATTGATTAATTAGCGCTCCCGTTGCTCCCGAAAGACCTGTAACATATCCTAATACGAATTTTTGATCGTTAGAAGATGTAACACTTAAGAAGCTCTTTAATGAAGTTATTTGGGATGTTGTCTGGAAATATCCTGCAGTAGAACCTGTTCCTCCTGTTTGTAGGTAGTGTAATCCACCATCATAAGCAGTAGGATCGTAAGCTACAAACGATCCGTAATCGACACCTGCAGTAGAACCTGTTACCCCCGTAAGAGTAAATAAGGTACCTACATTTAATCCTTGGTATGATCCAGTAGCTGCTGTAATCCCTACAGAATTTTGCGTGTAAAGATAATCTGCAACTAAGATCTGGTCATAGCTTAAGAAGTTAATAGCTGGTGTAGCTAAGTCTCTATCTCCGCTTAATTCGTCAATAAGGTGATTACCTACTAAGTCGATTTGGTAAGGATTAGCACAGATATCATCAAATGCTTCTTCGTCTATAGCAGAGAATAAACCAGTAGATGGGCTATCATTATTGATTAGCGTCTGAATGTATTGATTAACACCGTTAAGATCCACGAAATCAGGGATAATACATCCGGTTACAGATGAAACTATATTAACGTCTTGGTTTGCCAAGAAGTTGTCAATCTGAATCTTAATGAATCCATTAATTGTAAAGTATTGTGCCCACTTAGGATCAACGGATAAAGCTGCGTAATTCGTCCAGTTACCCGATACCGCGATAACATCGATAAAGTAATCTGACATATAATCGTAAGGGTGCATAAAGGTCGGAACGTTATTTGCACCATACCAGTCAATAGCAAAGATGTCATATCCCTTTAATGGCGTAGAGGAATCTGTAGATTTTCTAGTTATTACACTCACAGGTGATTTACCAAGATTTGTTAACGCGAAGAGTCTTCCCGTATCTGCTGTACTTAGTGTAGCCAAGAAATATTTTGGATCTGCATACCAGAATCTCTCCTTGTTATAATAAGAAGAATATAACTCTGAGGTTATAACTCCATTATACTGTTCAGTGTCTAGTGAGTAAGCTTGATAAGTAACCTCATCAGCATTACCTGTATCCACGTCATCATTGAGTCTTAACAGATTTAATCCGAAAACCGGACCTGTATTTAAACATGTTAGAATCGATCTATGAAAGAAAGATCCTTTATTTTCTAGAGATCTGTCAATGTCGCCGAATACGGAAATCAATGTTGTTGGATCCGGAATGTATACCGGGGTATTGAAAGGTCCCTTATTAGAAAAGCCCACAACCAATCTGATCGTTTGTGATGTTAGGATGACGTTTTGCGACGCATCAAATTCAAGAGTGTAAACCCCTGAGGCTTTAAACTGGGAATAGTCTATTTTAACCTTATTTGCCATTATTTTTTAAGATATTTTTTGCTTCTGTACTATATATCGAAACGAAAATAGAATATCAGGTCTATTTTTTCGGTGTTACAGCATTTTACTAAAGTCACCGTAGCTTCTGCCGTCCTTGGTAGAAGGGCCTTTGTTGCTTGTATAGTCTTCTTCTCCGGATGCTCCTGAATCTAGCTTAGCTACTATTAGTTCCTTATATTCATTTTCAAGTTCGTCGAAAACATCACCAACCAATTGGTTAAAGTCATAACCATCAAAAAGTCCAGGTAAATTTACGAGTGTCATCGCGGCATCATCGTGTCCGGTCTGGCTAGAATATGTTCCTCTATTATTTAAACCGAATGTAAAAAGTTCTGGTATTGTCCATTTTTTATCATTCACCAATATTTTGCCTTCCCTTATTAAACTTCTGAGAAGTTCACAGTACTTCATTTTGTTTTTTTCGTTGTACTTTATACCGGGCTTTAATATTCTAGCACCTTCTGAGTGTTTAGTGAATAGAAACATCTCATCATAAAAATCATCGTCAGAAACAAGTTTCTCATAGAGTAGTTCACCCTTGAAGTTCATTTCTATCGCCATCTTTACACGGTCTATTCCAACCACGCCTCTAATTAGTCCCTTTATGAGTTTAACCAGCTCCTCTAGCTTGATTTCATTGTCTCTAAATATTCCGACTTGTACAAGACCAAAGAAATCGGACTCGTCCTCAAACTCTTTCATGTTGCTGATAATGTTTTTAGGAAGTGGGGTAACTTTGAAGATATTGATAACAGTATAGTCGCCCTTTGTTCCGCCGCTTATGTCGATGGAGAAAACAAATTTCTTGCCGCGGGAATCCGCAGCATCAAGATTGAATTTAGGATGCCATAAAAGATGCTCATAGTTTAATTCCTCTTCATAGTGAAGTGATTCTATTTCTCTCCAAACATACTCAACCTCATTAGTCTTAATTTTCTTGAGCTCATTGGATCCAAGCAATAGTGAAGAAGAACTAAGAAACTGGTTGCCATATTCCTGGTTGAATAGCTCCTCGCTTCCGAGGTTACCTATTTCTTTTAGCTTCCATGCATCATCTCTCCCTGGAACTTGCCACCAATCAACCCTTATTGGATTGAAACTGTTTTCGCCCGTAAGTGCTCCCTGATAGATCTCATAGAATTTATTCATCCCGTTTGGAGTGGATGTTATAATTATTCTGGATACCTTTGACGAGGATACAGTAGGATAAGTAGATCTAAAGAATGCTTCGATGAAGTTAGCATTAATGTGGGCAAACTCATCCATGTATAAGAAGTGAATGGTAAAACCAATACCTGATGTTTTCGTTGTTGTCTTAGCTAAAATTCTACATCCATTATCAAACCTCATCGACATCACGTTGTTAACAACCATACCCGGTTTTAGAAAGAATGGCAATCCTTTGATAATAGATTTGATCTTATCCATTAATTCTTCAGCGGTATCCCCAACGTTAGCTAGGATCATCGCATTCTTATCGTGATTGAATAATAAGTACCAAACAAGTATCACAGAAGAAGTTATAGACTTACCAACCTGTCTAGGTGCTAAAAATATATTAAATCTATTCGCCTGATATTCTCTGAGTACTGAAGTTTGGTAATCTCTAAGCCTAATATAATTTAAACCCTCATCGGTCATTACTTGACAATACTTAGCAAAATAGGTAACATCTTCCGCGCATCTTCTCATTTCGAGAATCTCCTCGTTAGTATATTCCCATAATAGATTTGGCTTTTTTAAATCTGGATTTTGATCATGAAATGGATTATCAACTTCTTTATAGTCTAATCCCTCCTCGTCGATTCTCCTTAAAAGCTCATTTACCCTTTCAGTACTCCATATGTTACTATCATTCTGGAGAACGTCCTTTTTTTCCTCTATGCTATTATTGCCGAACATATTATTCTATTATATCGTCTTCAATGATATACCCGTTCATATCTTCGTCATCACTATTAGAAGGTCTGTTCATATCATCTATTATCTTCTTATCTCTAGCATTCACTACCGCATTAGGATTAACCTCCACCGGTTTAACATCAACTATTTCAGATCCGAGAACTTCTCTTAGACCCTCCATAATTCCTCTTGTTCCCCTAGATTTTATGCCGCCTCCTTCTGACGATGACGATGGGAAAAAAGATCCTCCCTGACCATCGTCTTCTGAATTCATTCTAATTCCTCCTGAATGTTTCTTGTCCTCCAATTCACTGTTAACCTTTTTGTAATTTTGCTCCATCTTTTCCAGATAAGCCTGATAATCCTTTGGCATCTGCATTATCTGTGATTGCAATTGGGCAAGAACTTCAAATATTCTAGGATGCATGTTACCTAAATCGATCTCCTCAAGTAGTTTTGTTATAGCATGTTGGGCAGACTTCATCTGAAACATCATAGCAGATATATTGGTTGCATCAATTTTTTTCTTGAAATCAACTAGTTCAAGATGTCCGTGTGCATCTGGATCGACGTAGAATTTAGCTACAGAATCCATGAGGGATTTAGCTTCCGATAATGAAGTCATTTTTTCCTCTGCAAAATTCATCAGCTCAGAAGTTTTTAGTCTAGGAAGATCCTCCGAATTAACGGAGACTGAATCTAGAGATTCCTCCATAATTATTGCATCCAGATTTTCTCTTATCTTTTCCTCTACTACCTTTTCTGGTTTTACTTTTCTTCTTGGCATATATTATCTATTTCTAGCGAATTTAGGAATGTTAAGTACAGGCTTAGCGTTATCGATGATGTTTGCTAGCTGTGCATCTCTCACTATATTCTGGTTTAATACTGTCGATTGGGTATCCACGTCAATCATGTTTTTAAATAATCTAATATTACTTATCCAGATAGGTCCGGTAAATAATTTATATGAATTGTTATCTGTTCCGTAATAAGGACTAGCCTTATCCGTATTTATACTTACTGGGGCAGAAAATATTATAGGGTTAGTAAACATTCTCACTTCCTCGTGAACTTTATTGAGTTTGCTTGTTTGTTCGTTAGGATCTGCGGGATCGTATGAAAGAGCCCAAATGTTAGCTGCTATTTGTTTATATTTATTAGAAACGTTAACTACAACACCATACCAATCTCCATATTCAGGAACAAATTGTAATGGTGAATTTATGATGGTGTCATTTAATCTGATAACTAAGCTGCCCTGACCGAGGAAAGGATTTGTATTTTCATCAATAACACCAGAGTGAATTAGATCCACCCTAAACCCTTCCATCTCCTGATTAGCATTCAGGTATAATCCACTTATTAGGTTTCGGCTTTGAGCCTTTTGCATTTTCCATATAATCGTTCCCTGCGAGAATGTTGTGCTATTATTCTTGATCTTAAATCTATATTCATCCATGACATCAATAACCTCATATCCTCCTGAATGTAATTTATCACTTTGTATAGCGACATATCCTTCAGGATTTGAAGCATATGATTGCCATTTTTCTAATCTGTGTCTATTAGGATAAGTGCTAAGATATAAATAATTATCATCAGAATTTTCTAATGTTAAATTGAGAATTGGGTATCCCCTCTTTGTGAGTTTGCTATTATCATAATAATCTCTAAGACTAAACCAGCAGGTAAAAGCAAGTTCGCCAGATTCTGTTAGAATTGGATTGTGTTTATATCTTACAGCATTTCTATATCTTCCTGGATCATAAGTGAATTCGGAGTTATCAAAGAAAGCTGCGGACATGTCATAATAGTTATTTAGAACTATTGTCCAGTTATTATTTAGATCGTACTCGATGATAGGTAATTCCTTAAAGACGTATGATCTTATTGGATCCTGAGACATCTGAGTTATCGTAGTAGCATACTGCTGAGGCTTAGATGATTTAATCTCTTCAGCTTTAGTTTCTTCCCCGAATAATTCAGTTGTTGTTAATGAGATGCCTTCAAGTTCCTCTTTGTAAGCAGGATCTTGGAAGTATGTGTTACTTCTAGGACTATATTTCTGAAGCTCTATTTTAAAATAAACAGGTGCATTCATAAAATCTCTAAATAAATACGTTGAATTTATTTCATAGATTCTATTAGTTATAGGGAAATAAAGAATGTCTCTTTTTCTGGGTTGAGACCCTCTTCCGAAAATACTTTCAAAATATCTTTTGTCTATCTGAACTTCGAATGGGCTTTCGAATTGAAGGCCAAATGGATCAAAGTTAACTTTATTGTCAGGGAACTGATTCTGTGGTACTAATATTTTAATACATTTCTCATCAACAACATTAAATAAAGTATACTCCTTAAGAATAACATCTTTACCTCTTCCCTGCGGTTGTATAGAGTAATAGTTTGCTTCTAATCCAAAAACACTGTTAACCATTTGGCTTAAATCCTGGTACATGTTTAGTGCTTTATTTACAGCATAAGGGTTGAATGTAAAATTACAATTGCTAAATATCACCGGTCTGGTTGAATATTCATCCGAGCAGATTATAGATGGTTTATAGATAACCTCTTCTGGAGTAGGTGCATATTCAAGATCCAATTCGAAGCTAACTACAGTTATAGTAGGATCTATAGGCTCGTCGGTGTTATAAATTATTGTTCCGTCATCATTTAATAATACTGACGTAAATCTAAACTCCGGATAGAATTTATTTGCGGGGTCTAGTATGATGTCGAAAAGATCAGAGAACTCGTTCGTAAGTCCTCCAAGAGCAGTTCCAACGTTAGTCCATAAAGACCACGTTTTACCGTCTATGCTGTATCTAAAGTCTATTGCGATATCATCAGCATCTAAACGGCTTCCTGTATTTAAGCTATTACCAGTATCTATTATCCATCCCTTGAATTTCGTAGCATATAAGAAAGGTTGATCCCACGAAAGAACCCTGTAATTACCTATATAGGTGAAGTTTAAGGCACTTTCGAGCTGCTCCATACGTGTATTATAATATGGAGTACTTTCGCACGGCATATAATAAGTAATGCCGTCTACAATGGTCGTATGATATCCGCCGCAACCTATTTGGATAGCTCTGGCTTTTGCTGCTTCTGGAGTAGCAAACATATTATCAACCGAAGAATTTTTTATCTTGGTTGTATTATCTAAGCCATCTTGGTATTGGTATCTTATGTCACTAAGATCGTATTGCTCCCCGCTACCGTTATAAACCGGACTACCTTTTTTAGGAAACTTATCTTCTGGATAAAAACTCATTGTTTAGTGGATGTATCTTTTCTTATATATCCACTAGAAAAAATAAGGGATTAGCTGGGATTATTTACGATATCCAATTAATTATGGATTCATGAACATATTCAGGAGTTATCGTTTTTGTACACTCAAA